TATTCGCCATGAAAACTCATGGCGGCTACTCTCGAGTGAGTTCACGCTTACTTGATATTAGTCCTGCAAGGGGGTTTAATTCCCTGCACGGAGGCTCAGCAATGAGTCATCTAACCTCTTGAAATCCATTGAGGGTAGTGCTACTGGTACTGATAACATTAAGTTCTGAGGTCGTCAATTTAGGCACTCTTACACAAGATTGTGTGGCTTAAATTATACGAATTAGTGGTTTTGCTCTATTTGGTTACTCGGTGCAAATCCGAGGAGGGTGTCCAACCCTCTTGGAACCAGCCAATTACTATAGGTATAGCAAATAAACTAGTTACGATATTTTAAGTTAATATTGATAACTAAAGGATTTAGTGTACGGCACCCGCGGGGGGAAGAGGGTTTAATTCTTCCAACTCGCGGCCGACCGTATTCGGATCATTCCGCAGCCATATCTGGCTACCTGCAGCCCGGGTACTAGGGGGTCTTATCAACCCTTATAGCCTGGAAACTGAAGTTGGAATGGATCTGAATTAAGGCTTTGTGAGCCCAGATAATATCTGAACTAGTTTTACCTTTTCTACTGCTGACTCGATGGGAGCACAGCCAAACTCGCTTGGACTGGATACGGCGAAATTCCGTAACCGACCATGTTCGCATGGCAGGACGTATAGTCTTCCTAATCCAAAGATAAGGGAATCCCCAAAGAGCGGAACGAACAGAATAGTTCGGCCCTGGCAACAGGGTAGCGCAAAAACCGCGACAATCGAAGATGTCGGGCGTTTGTTATCCCACGTGGATACCAGACGGCAGCAATAGCGACCTATATGAATCAACATGTTAATAACTTTAATTATAATTAATTCGTTACTATCATTAGCAGTTCATTTTGGTCTACAGGAATACCTTGTGATCTTAGTAGGGCAACCTATTGAGGTTTACATTGGTATTACTATGATCTTAATTTCTGTGAAAGTAGTGCGGTTAATCTTAAGATTATGGCCGGCAATCCGAAGACTTCTAGTCTCGGTAGACCGACTATCATCAAAAGTTGATAACTTGTCTTCACGGGTTAACAACCCGGACTCTCCGTTTAAAAGCGGAAGAGTGCAGAAGAGAAGCATGTCAACGAGGGTGCAACCCCTCCCCACTGGGGGGGAGTTGCGACCAAGAATTGGTCGTCCAGCGGAGCATAAAAACTCCCTGTATCACTCTACGTTGCTCAGACTACGTTTTAATTTAGAAAAATTTCAAGGTATGTTCACTGTAAAAGGTGGACGCCCGCTGGTAAATATCTTAAAAGGATTATTTATCATGGCGGGTGCAAGAATTACCCCGAGCATTATTAAGTATATTTGTCATTTTATAGTGACCATGCGTCAAATCTATCGCTCCCAAGGAGTGGTAGGTTTGACTAAATTCCTTAAATCGGCTGGAGTAATCTTACAACAGTCATTAGGGGGTCATGTAGTTCATGATTTAGGACGTCTAGGACCGCGGGTTTCAAGAACCCGTAGAGGTCTTCCACGTTTCATACCAATTTTAATTCGAGAAAGAATCAGAAGAGACGACTTTGTCGCCATCCGATGTACTCTTACTCTTATTAATCTATTTAGGGTATTTGAATACGCTGGGTCACTAAGTATAAAGACGATAACTAACTTACCTAAAGGACATGGGGGACTAGATAAAATTATCTGGTCTCACATTCCTCGGTTTGTAAAGTTATTCGTTTATACCCAGGTGAACCCAGGTATGATATGGAAACAGCTTCTTGGTTATTCCAAGGTCTCTGTATTCGGTATGTTCAAAGGGGGTCCTGGTGTAATAGGAAGTTTGGGGCATTGGAATACCATGCCCTTTATTCTTATTAGATCAGCCCTAGGTCTTATGAAGAACCCAGTTCTGAATGAGAGCCTCTTTGGTATACTAAATATGTTGGATTACGCAGATATTAAATTTGCGCTCCGACAGGTTAAACACCTAGAGAATAGGAAATTAGCTATAGAAGCGGATCTGCTTGACTCCTCACAAGGGAGTTTAGGCGTGATCCCTAAAGGAACTATAAAGCCTTTAGTGCGTCCATTATCCTATTTAGGGAAATTGGGACTGAAAGAGGAAGCGGCCGGAAAGATCCGAGTATTCGCTATGGTGGATGCTTGGACCCAATGGGTGCTTTTCCCATTCCATTCGGTAATCTTCGATATATTGAAGAATGTTCCGATGGATGGTACTTTCGATCAAACTGCTCCTTTGGAGCGTTTACGGGAGTCACCGGAATTGTACTCGTTGGATCTGACGGCTGCGACAGATCGGTTACCTTTGTCTCTGCAGAAGAGTCTCCTGGGAGAAATCTTTGGATACGAATTTGCGGGGCACTGGGCTAATCTGTTGACTTATAGAACTTATCGTCTTCATGCGAAAAATTTCGCTGAAGATGGTAAAGACTATGTCGATGTGAAATACGCAGTAGGACAACCCATGGGAGCTTTAAGCTCTTGGGCTTCTCTTGCGATTACACATCACTTCTTAGTTCAGGCTGCAGCATGGCATGCAGGATTTAGTAAAGAACGTCTTTATACTAACTATGCGGTGTTAGGAGATGATATCGTTATTGGTGATCATAAAGTTATGACCCAATACCTCGAATTCATGAATTCGTTGGGGGTAGATATCGGACTACATAAGTCCCTTCTATCTCCTAAAGGTTTAGCATTGGAATTTGCCAAACGGACTATTTATAAGGGAGTGGACGTAAGTCCAGTCCCGATTAAAGAATTCTACTCAGCATCTAGACACCTTGGTTCTTTTGTGGAGATCCTGAAGAAATATCAGGTTCCTTTCACCAAAGGGCTACAGGCTATGGGTGCAGGGTGGAAAGTTCGATCTTGGTTAAATAAACCAATCGGTAAACTTTCATCCCGAATTCGACTGCTAATATTATCAGTTAATTTACCGACTACACGAGAGGAAGTAACAAAATTCTTCCAACTCGGTCAGGCGCCTGTTCCTCAGTTTGCTAATGACGCGCAAGCGATCATTAAGCAGTTTACTGACATGGAAATCAAGCGAATGACTACATCAATTATGACGTCATCACAGGTCCATACACTAGATTCTAGTGCTTATGGAAAATCTGAGATGCAAGCATATTTTGATGATGAGTTCGGTATTAAACCTGGTAAAACACATCGCGAAGATAAAATTCTTCTGATGGATGCTATAACAAATATGTTAAATTTGATATGGCACCGTGCAAAATTACATAATATTGCAGAGGCTAGCGTGCTCTTGAAAGAGATCCACGCGCTTCCCAAG